CTATTTCTCCGAGTGGCTGGTACCGGCGGGGACCTTCAGCTATAGCCAGAAAACGCCGGTCGAGGTGATCGTGCAAATTGTGGAGACGGCGGGCGGGCGGGTGCTGGCCGATCCGGCGTTGTCCTGGTTGCGGGTCGCGCCGAAGTATCCGGTCACCGCCTGGGACTGGGCGGCCACCGAGCCGGACCTGATCTTACCGCGCGCTATCCTCAAGACCCTGGCCTGGAAGCCCCGCCACGGCCAGCCGTGGGACGCGGCCTATCTGGGCGACGGCCAAGCCGTGCTGGCGAAGGTGACGCGGGCCGGCCTGCCCGGCGTCAGTCTGCCTGATGCGCCGATCACGGAGCCGTTGCTGTGCCACCTGGACGCGTGCCGGGCACGCGGGATCGCGGTCCTGAGCGACGCGGCGGCCGGGGTCGATTTCACCCTGGCGCTGCCGCTGTCCCGCGCCGGCGGACCGAGTCCGTTGCGCGCGGTCGGTGAGCTGGTGCGGTTTGACGACGGCGGCAAGACCTGGGCGGGGTTGATTACCGGGGTGACGGTCAACGTCGGGTTTGGGACGGTGACACAGACGCTGGAAGTCCGGGCGGTGGAGGTGACGCCGTGAATCTGTGCGGACGGGTTCAGCCACTGTCCAGTCCGCCGAGCCTGGTCACGGTGGGGACCGTGGTCGAGGCCGACTTCGGCGAATGCACGGTGGAGTTCCCCAGTGGTTCCCGCCTGCGCGTGAAAGGCGCGGGGACGGTCGGCCAGCACTACCTCATCCGCGACGGGCGGTTGGATGGGGAAACCACCCTGCCCAGCGCGGTGGTGATCGAGGTGTAGCGCCCGTTCCCGCCAAGGGTCGCCATCGGATGGCGACCCTTCGCTAATCGCTGCGCGTCAGCCCGCGCAGGGGGTGTGCAACGGATGCACCCCCTTCCACTTGTCTAATCTCCCCGCGCCAGCCCGCGCAGAATCAGGAGTAACGCATCCCGTTGCGCGGGCGTCAGTTCACGCCGCAGCATGATCCATTCCCGTTCCTGCGCGTCCAGGGTGGATTGCACGCCGGCCAGGTAGCCGTTGTGGGTTTCCTCCACCAACGTCGTCACGACCATTCGCGGGATAGGCATGATGATGGGAGGCTGTTCCAACAAGCCGCGTCCGTCGTTGATCAGGACCCTGTTACTCGCCAGGCCCGCCCGCAGCCGGGCCACATCACCGTTGTTGTCTTCGACAATCTGGATGAGCTTGCCCTTCCAGATCAGCCATTCCACCGCCCGCATCAGATCGCTGGGGTGGCCGTTGTAGACGGTGATCCGGGGCAGGGAGGGATTCTCGTTCGTGGGCGCAAGGTCTCGGCGCATACACACCAGCGGCGGCTGGATGCCATCGGGTCGGTCGAACAGGTAGTAGCTGGCATCCGGTTCGAGCTCTAAATCTTGTGGGTCTGGCGGTGGGTTGACTTGGTAGGGCGGGCCTTCGCCGGTCAGGAGCCAGGTGAGATTGACGCGCTCGGCGGCGGCGAGGTGCTCAAGCGCATCAGCGCCGGGAAGTTGTTTACCAGTAAAGACACGATGCGTTAAGCCACGATCCCAGCCGAATTCGCTAGTCCACGATTGGGGTTTTCGTGCACCAGCCAGCCAGCGCAGACGTTCGGAAACGGACTTAATCACAATTCTAAAACTCTTGTTGCGTTGATTCTCAAAATGTGATTTCCTATGCGCTATCATATCTAAGGAGTTCAGAATGGGCGAAAAATCTAAGCAGCGGCTAACCGTTGGCGCAAACCTATCTTCCGATGAAATCAAGGAATTGCGTCAACTGGCTGACAAAGATTCGCGGAGTCTCTCAGGTCAAGTTACCGTTTGGCTACGCGACAGACTTCGGCAGGAGGCCGAACGGAGGGGGATACGTTTATCGTGATCCCCTATCATCCATCACTATGCGGATAACGCAATGAACAAAAAACGATCAGCAGTTCGAATCAACCTGGAATTTGCCGGCGCGGTGCTGCCGGTGGAAATCAACGAACAGGGGCAACACGTCGTCCCGGTGAAACCAATTTGCGATGCCATCGGGCTGGAATGGTCATGGCAACACAAGAAGGTTTCTGATCATTATTTGAGCAGGCGGCTTGGAACCTGCGTAGTAGATTTCTCCTATGCAGGTCAGCGGAGAGAGATGGTTTGCATCCGCTTAGATCGGGTATCCGCTTTCCTCAACGCCATCAACCCCGACAGTGTTCGCGGGCAAGGCAACGAATCCGCCGCCGACTTCCTGGAAGCCAAGCACGCGGAATGGGATGACTTGATCGACGCCTACGAACGCGGGTTTGGAATTCTGGCCAATGGCAGCAAGGCCACGGCCAAAAAACAGCCCGGCGTTCGTGATTTTCTGTCGGTTTTGCGGGCGGAGAAACAAACGGATTCGGAGCCGGAACGCAAAGTGCTGCACCTGCTGGCCCGGAAGATCGCCAGTGACCTGGGCGCTCCGTTCGAGGAGGAAGCCACCAACGCCAGTTAAGGACAATGAGGTTTCCCAACGCGCTTAATCTTGGCGGATGACGCGTTGAGAACCTCACCGGATGGGCGTTGGCTTCGTCAGACCACCTTTTGCACATCGTGACGAATCATAACGATTTGTTATCGATCTGCATACACAATCTTGAAGCCAGCGCCCACACGTCATCATGACCGTGAGGGCAAAAGCATGTTTGCGCAAGATTTGTTGTCGGCGGTGTTTGACACCGTCCACGACAACGGCGGCCCGACCCTGTTGGGCCAGAAAATCGGCGTTTCCCCCCGCATCCTGGCCAACAAGGCCAACCCGCGCCAGAAATACAACCAGATCAGCCTTCAGGAAGCCCTGAAGCTCCAACTGATCACCGGCGATCATCGCATCCTCGCCGCGATGGCCCGCGCTCTGGGCTACCTCATCGTCCCGATGGATTAAGAGCCTCCCTCCGACGTGGAGCTGCTCACGCTCTACGCCCAGTGGCAGGACGAGACCGGCAAAATCCATCACGCCATCGCCTCGGCCTTCGAGGATCAGCGCATCACCCACACCGAGCAAGCGACCATCGAACGGGCGTTCCACGCCGCCGCCTGCGCCGGCCAGACCTACATCCACCGGATGGGAGGGCTGGTGCAATGAGCGCCGCGCTGTTCCGACTATTCACGACTCCGATGCTGTTCCCCACCTCATCGGAAATGCGAGAAATTGAAGAGGAGGTTAGAAAGGGAAACGCCGATCCGGCCATGCAGGGTTACGCGGATTGCTACCGCATCACCCCAGACGGTTACCGCGAGGCAAACCGGCGGTGGGGGCATCAGCAGATCGGAGACCGGCTATGAAACGCGAACGATCCTTCCCGCGAATTGGAGAGAACGGCCGGCGCTGGCGGAAAATCGAGAGAACGGAATATGCCCGCCAAATGGAACGCATCCGTTTGGCCGACAGGGCCGACCCCTCTCTGGAGGATCCGGCCATGGCCTTCAACATTCCCGTCCCCCTCGAACTGCGGCGCCGCGACCTGGAACGAGTTGAAACTAACCTCAAGCCCGGCCAGACCCTGGCCCTCGATCCAAAGATGCTGGTCACCCTGTTCGGCGCCGAACTCCTGGCCGCGCTCCAGCAAGAAAAAACCACCACTTGATGAGGTTCCCCCATGTTCCGCCTGTTGCTCTGGCTGGCGCGGCGCTGGTCGTCGCTCCCCGTATTCTGGCGTCATCCCCACCGTCGCGCGGACCTCCCAGTCCATACCCGCTCCGAAAGCGCCATCCGGGCGCGCTGTTACCGGCTACGCATCTGGCGTCGGTATTTCCGCCAACGCCGCTTTTTCATGCGCAGCTTGTTCTGGAGGTTCTGACATGGCCCATTTCCCCGTCTGCGATGCCGAGGAATCCAACCGGTTCTGGGCCGCGATCAAGGCGGCGCGCACCGCCGAGGCCGCTGAGCACGCCGAGCCGACCGTCGATCTCGCCAGCCTAACCACCGACGCCCGGCGCCGGCTCTGGCGCTATCTGAAAGCCAACCATCCCGTTTACGCCGATCTGCTGCAATCCCCCCTCGTTCAGAAGACCCGCGCACTGTTCGACGCCCGTGTGCATCTGCGGCTAAGCGTGGTCGAGGCCGCCCTGCATGGCCACGATTGAAGACCTCAAGCGACAGATCAACATCCATGACCTGGCCACCCGGCTGGGATTGAAACGCCCCGACCCGAGCGGCAATTACCGCTCGCCCCACCATCCCGACAAGTCGCCATCCCTGCAAGTGGGCGGCAAGAAGTACCCGGACGGCTGGTACGACCACAGCGCCGGCCAGGGCGGTGACGCGATCGACCTGGTGATCTACGTCCAGGGCGGGACCACCGCCGAGGCGCTGGCCTGGCTGCGCGAACAGTACGGGTTCGCCGACGACCGCCCGGCGCGCGAGGAGCGGCCGGCGACCCTGGTCGAGCATATCGCCGCGCAAAGTCTGCTCGACCCCAAACCGGCGAGCGCGTATCTGGCCGGGCGCGGCATCTCCCCGGAGGTGATCGACCGGGCGATCAAGCTCAAAGCGGTGGGGTTCAACGCCTGGTCATCGCCGCGCAAACCGCCCGGCACGTTTGGCCACGGCGGGCCGGCCACCGCGTTCCTGGTCCGCTCGCTCAATCCGGGGCGGCTGGTGGCGGTGGATCTGCGCTACCACGATCCCGACCTGAACGGCGGCCAAAAAAGCGGTTGCCAGGGCGAGAAGCGCGGCTATCCCTGGATCAGCGATCCACGCGCCCTGGCCCGCGCCCATACCGTGGTCATCGTCGAAAGCCCGATCAACGCGCTGTCGGCGGAAAGCGCCTTCCTCGCCGGTTGCCAGGGCAATTGGGCGGCGCTGGCCTTGCGCGGCACCGCCAATGCCGAAACCCTGGAACTCCTGCCCTTGCGCGGCAAGCGCGTGGTGCTCTGCCTGGACCACGACAAGCCGGATGACAAGGGGCGCCGCCCCGGCCCAGAGGCGGCATGGACGCTGCATCTACGCCTGACCGCCGCCCGCATCGCGGCGCACCTGGTGGATCAGGCGGATTGGGAATGCAACGACATCAACGATTACCTCCAGGCCAACGGTCCCGAAGCCACAGCCAAGACCCTGAAAAGGTTCCAGCCCTGGGCCATTCCTGGACTGGCTGGCGTGGCCGAACCCGGCCGCAAGCGGGTTTTTCTGCCGGCGGCCGACTTCGCCATCTACGATCATTTCCGGGTCCGCGAGGACTTCACCTCGTTCTTCACCCGCGAACAGGATCGCGAGGGCAACGAGACCCCGAAATACTCGGACCTGGCGGGGTTTCGCATCGCGGACATCGCGAAGATCGACATCGCCTCGGCTGCCTCGGCGCTGACCGGCGACGAGGATCACCAGCCGAACACGCTGTTCGCCGTGAGCGCCCAGAACTCGTTCTATGGCCATGAACTCATTCGGCACGTCACCACCTTCGAGCGCCTGCACAAAATTGACTGGTGGCTACGCATCGGTCCGGTCTGGATACCGCAACTGTTCCTGCGATTGATCTACCTGTGGGGGCGGGCGATCACGTTGGGCAAGCGCGACGCGGTCAATTTCGTCGGGCTGTGCTGGAAGGGCGGCAAGCTGCACGTGAACGAGGGGCCGGATACCTATTTCACCGCGCCCGAAAAGCAGTGCCCCTACCACAACCTGCGGTTTCCCACCGGCACACCAGCCGACGCCGCCAAGGTCGTGCGGGCCTACAGCGCCACCTATAGCCACCAATCCGCCCTGTTCCTGCTGACCTGGGCGCTGGGCGGCCATCTGAAGGCCGTGCTGGCGTTCTGGCCGCATCTGGCCTTGCAAGCGGACAAGGGCAAGGGCAAGACGACGCTGTGCGAACGATTGACCCGCACCATCGCCTGCACCTTGTTTTCGGGCGATTCGCTGGAGACCGGGTTCCGCCTGGTCACCTCGACCAGCCACACCAGCCACCCGGTGATCTGGGAAGAAATCTCGGCGCGCCGCCAGGAAATCATCGACCGGGCGGTTTCCACCTTGCAGGAAGCCTACAAGTATTCGATCAGCCGCCGAACCAGCGAGCAAACCGAGTACGTGAAATGCGCGCCCGTGCTGCTCATGGGCGAGGCGGTGGAAGAGCCGGTCCGCTCCATCATCGGCAAGAGCGTGCGCGTGCAGCTCCGGGAGAAAGGGCCGCTGCTACCCGCCGATTTGCCGCCGTTTCCGGTTCGGCAATGGCTGGATTTTCTGGCCACGCTACCGCCTCAACAAATCCGCTCCGTATACCAGCAGGCCGTCGAGTTCTGTCGCGCTCGCTGTCGGGCGGGTGGATCGGACGAGGGCGCCAGCCGCATGGTGGAGAACTATGCGGCCGTGCTGACCGCCCGGCGGCTCCTGCAAGAGTTCGCGGGGATCGCCCTGGATGAAATCCCGCTGACTGGGATGCTGCTCCAGGAAATGAACGGCCACATCGGCGAAACCCAGGCCAGCCGGCAACCGTGGGTTTGGATCGTCGAAATCGTGCTGAACGAAATCGCGGCCGGCGGTTACCCCTTTCCCTACCGGTTCGGCGAACTGGACGGCCAGGAGGTGTTCTATCTGCGCCCGTCGCAGATGGTTCACCACCTGAAGACCAAGCCAGGACTGCGCTCGATCTGGGACGGGATGCCGGTCAAGAGCGACCGGGTGTTGAAAAAGCAGATGCGGGACGCCGGCGTCATCGTCGCCGAACGGACCGACCCCACCATTCACGGCCAGCGCGCCAGCCACATGATCGCGCTGAGCATGACCAAGTTGGCCGAATACGGCCTATTTCCCGAAGAGCCTAACGACCGAGGAGGAATCCGCTGATGTCCTTACCGATCCCCACGTTCCTCAAATCCTCTTATCCCGTGGTGATTCCAACCTTGCCCACCCGTGAGGTTTGCCCAAAATTCCGGCGAGTCGTCACCGTTCATCATTTCCAGACGGGCGATTTTACCAACGTAACCTATCACTGCCGGATTCACGGCGATATCCCCACCCCCATGCGTAGCGCGATCTGGCACGAGTGACCCATGAAATTATCCGACCTATCCCCCCTAATGCGTTCCACCTTGATTTGTCTGCGCGACCGCATCACGGCGACACGGGGGGAAATTTCCGACCATATCGGCCTCAGTCGCGGCCAGGTGAGCGGGGCGCTATCCCGGCTCGAATGCTACGGGTACGTCAAGATGCCCGATGAGCGCGGAAATGGCTGGACGATTACCGCGTCGGGACGGGCGCTGTTCACGATCCCCCCGCCTGACGGCGCGGAACCGGATCATGCCTCGGCCTGCGCGATGACCGTGGGTGACGATGACGCCGGGATTCCGCCAGAGGCGCCAGACCCTGACTTTACGTTCGCCGATGGGGGCGATGATGACGCCTGGATGCCGGCAGAGGACCTCATGACCCACGCCCCGAAAATCGCGGCGCCGGACTTGTCGAACGAAATTATGCAAGCCATGCGCATCGAAATGGACCTGGCGCACATCCGCGCCCGACTACAAGCGCCCCCCCTGCCGGCGCGGGCCTCGCGCATCTATCACCACCTGGTCGAGGCGCTACCCCAGTCCATCATCGACGTGCTGCAACCCATCACCGCGCTGGTTGACGCGCATGAGAGGTAACGAGTTGTGGTCATCGAAACCGTCCTAAAATGCCAACATCCTCTATGCTCAAGAGGGCCGGAACAATTCCGGCGCGCCAGGACGTTTGTGTTCCGAGTCGATAGGGTTGACGCGGAAGCATGGAACATCGCACGTTCCGCCTTGGCTGACTCCAGGGATAGAAAATGTCGGGAGTGTAACGGCTGATTGCCATTAAACACCTCCGTTTGCTTGAGATTCTTCCTGATGGAGAGCCGGGGAGGGAGTATTCGTGATGAAATCAACGCCATCCAAGAACACAACAACTGCCACCGACCCGTTCGTCGGTGGCATCCAGACAGTGGAAGATCGGCTTCGTCTCGTTCGAACTGCCTGCATCTATACCCTGGAATTGATCCTACAGCGGATGGACCTGCAAGCCAGCGTCCGCCGCGCGGCGGAAACAAGGCTCAGAAAGCTCAGATCCGATTAGGACTCTGGCCGCCGAATCTTGACCACCCTTCGCTTTCGGGGGCATACTCTCCCGGCCACGGCGATCCCCGTGGCCGGGCGTGAGAACCCGAGTTCCACAAGGCGCGCCAGCGCCACGACGGGCGCTTTTTTGTTGCTTGTCGTTTCACAATGGCGGACGGCGCGGGGCAACCTTCGGGTTGGCCGGTGTCCTTGTGGGCCGGTTTCTCACCCCCGCGTTCGTCCGTCACCCTCGCAGTGAGAGCGAAGTGGCGGGCTCCATCATCCAAAAGGAGTCCCGTTATGAATGCCGTCATCATCATCAACAACGTCGAATTCCCCGTTCTGCGCTACCAGAACCAGCGGGTCATCACCACCGAGCATCTGGCCGTGCTGTACGGAACGGAATCCGTCAACCTCCGCATGAACTTCAAAAACCATGGCGACCGCTTCCAGATCGGCAAGCATTTCTTCAAACTCGAAGGCGACGAACTGAGTAAATACAAGCTACTTAGTTCGGCCATCGACAAACACGTCAAACACATCACCCTCTGGACCGAGCGCGGCGCGGCCCGCCACGCCAAAATACTGGAGACTGATCAGGCGTGGGATGTGTTCGACCAGTTGGAGGATGCCTATTTCAACCGGTCTGGAGCGGGGGATTCCTCGATCCATCCGCCGCTGTCGGACTCTGCCACCATCAACGCCATCATCGACCAGTTACGGGTCAACCGGCCTTCCATTCCGCCGTTGTGGCTGGTGATGATGTGGACGTTGCTGGAAGAGATCGACCAGAGGCGCTACCCGCATCCGTGGGCGATTCGCGCCGTCAAGGACGTGCATTGTCTGGTGTTCCGCCCCGCGCAAGCCGTTGCATATCTGAGTACAGCCAAGCACTTGCAACACCTGTGGCAACAGACCGACCCGCTGGGAGACCGCCTGTTGAAGCGGTTGCTGCGGCAAGCGGGAGCCATCGTCAAGAGCCGGTGTGACTTCACTATCGGCCTGCAACGATTCAACCATGCTATCGCCATCGACCTTGAGGCGTTACGGCCACACAAGGCGTTGCCGGCATGAACGCCCTGATTTCCGACCCGCATACGCCCCTCGTGGAAGCCCTGGCCATGGCGGACGGCCTGAGCGCGCTGGCCGCGCAGGCATCGGAAGAGGCTTGCCGGCTGAAAGGATTCGAGCTGATGATGCTGCTCATGCCGATCCGCGACCGCATCGAAACCGCCTTGCGCCAGATGGATCCCCCCGCGCATCCGCCTGATTAATGATGGTATAAGCCAACGAACCCGCCCCCGTGGCGGGTTTTTTATGCCCTGAAGATGCGCAAATTTTGAGACACAGGCGGTTTTTTGCTTTCTGGGAAGGCATAGGCATTCCCCACAACCCGCGCATTGGCGGTTGTTTTTTCGCAAGTCATTGATTCTTCCTGTGAACGCTCTGGCGTGTTACACCCTATTTTTGCGCGGAACAGCCCTGAAAATGCGCGGGTTAGCCGTTTTGATGCGTCAAGTTATTTTTTCCCGGTTTTTCGCGATTTTCGTCCATTTTTATTTAAGTAATTCTTTCCTAACAAAAATATATAAAAGAAGCTATGCGCGGAATCGCAGTGGAATGCGCGGGTTGAAAATTGTTGTATTTAGGACAAGAGCCGGTTAGAAAATTGGAAATCGCTAACCGGCGCATGATTTCCGCGTTCCGCACAAATATTTTTGTTGAAAAAACAGAGTGTTGAATTTATAACGTGACTTGAAATCGACCGATGCGCCGGTGCGCGGGTTGCGCTGCTACCCCTTTCCACGATGCTGGAAATTGGATGACGAATACATCTGTAGCGGATTTAGACGAACGGCTCTTGATCCAGCGCTGGCTGGAGGTCAAGGAGCACAACGAGGGGCGGTCGGAGGTGACGATCACCGCCTACCGGTATCACCTGATTGCCCTTCGGAAGTATTTGCTGGCGCGCAAGATGACCCTGTTGAACGCGACCCCTGAAGCGATTGAGGATTTCGCCGGTAAATATCAGCACGAACGCAAGGTGAAGCCCATCAGCCGGCGGGTGACGGTGACCGCGATCCGTGGGTTCTACCAATGGGCGACCCGCAAAGGCGTTCTCGATGAGAACCCGGCCGCGTGCCTGGCCATTCCCAAGGTCGGAATGCCCCTGCCGCGCGCCATGTCGATGGCCCACGCCGAACGGCTACTGATGGAACCCGGGATCAAGACGTTCCGCACCTTGCGGGATACGGCCATTCTGGCAGTCCTGATTGGCACGGGGTGTCGGGCTTCGGGCGTGCGCAACCTAAACGAGCAGGACTTGATCTGGACGCAGACCAAGGTAGGAACAGAACGGTTGATTCTGAGGCTGGCCGAGAAGGGGAAGAAAGAACGGCTGGTGCCCGTGCCTCTGGAATGCTCGCTGCTGATCCGCGCCTATCTGGGCCATCCTGAGCTTGGGCAAATTGACAGGACGGTGCCGACGGGAGGCCGGGTTCTGTTCGTGAATCTGCACAATTCACAGGTGCCGGCCCACCGCCATTTTGGCGAGATGCGCCGTTTGGGTACGGGACGTGTGCATAAGATCGTTCGCGAGTATGGCCAGCGGGCGGGAATCCCCGCCGAGTATTGCCATCCTCATGCGCTGCGGCATCTCTACGGTACGGAGTTGGCGGAACACGATGTGGATTTGCTGATGCGACAATCCCTGCTAGGCCATGCCTCACCCGCCACCACCGAGGTTTATACGCGCCTGGCCATGCGGAAGCTGACGAAGACCGTAGACCTGGCTAACCCACTGGGAAAGATGCTCTCCAGCCCCTCGTATGCGCTGGCTGATCGCTTGCGTAAGCGGGCCAATTAAACGCATGTTTCTTGTTATAGGGCATTTAAACCCTCTAGGCGGACTGGGGGGGGCAGCGTGAATATAGGCAACAGGCGGTTTTCGCGTTTGAGTTTGCTCGGTTTTTCAGAGTGTAACAATCGCGAGCGAAAGCGTTGATGGTCGGTTATTTGTAAGATTCATGATTATTTGAGTACTCTTGATAATCACGTCGATTTGCCATCGTTTCGTTGCCAAATTTCCGTATGGGTGGGGGTTCGGCAGGGAGTGTGGTCGAATCCTCTGGGGGAGGTAGGTACCAGAATGTCTGCACAGATATTGAATTTTTCGACGCCGGAAGCTCGAACGGCGGTCATCTACTGCCGCGTATCCACCGTCAGGCAGGCCGATGACGAGCTGCCCATCCAATCCCAGCGGCAACGCTGCGAAGATAAAGCCAGCGCCATGGGCGCGACCGTGCTACGGGTCTACGCCGACGAGGGGATCAGCGGCCAAAGCGACAGCCGGCCCGCGTTTCAGCAAGCCATTCTGTATTGCGAGACGCACGCGCCGACCTACTTCGTAACTTGGTCCACCAGCCGGTTCGCGCGCAACCGACTGGATGCCCAGCTCTACAAGCGACGATTGGGAAAGGCCGGGGTCACCCTGGTCTATGCCAGCATGGAGATCGACCGGGAGAGCGATGGCGGATGGTTGACGGAAGGGATCATGGAACTGTTCGATGAGTTCACGTCGAAACAGGTGGCGGCAGATACTCGCCGCAGCATGATTAAGGCCGCGCAAGCCGGCTACCGTTGCGGTGGGATTCCCCCCTACGGTTATCAGGCAGTGCCAGCGCCGGACGACCCCAGACGACGCCGGCTGGTCATTCAGCCAGCCGAGGCCACCATTGTGCGGCGGCTATTCGAGATGCGCGCCCAGGGGCATGGCGCGCGTAGCATCGCGATCACGCTCAACTACGAGGGCCATTACAACCGCCGCTATCGCTGGAACAAAACCAGCATCCTCGCGTTGTTGCGCAATCAGGCGGTTCTGGGACACATCGTGTTCGGGCGAGTAGTGCGCACGGATGGTCAGCGATATCACGCCAAGCCCGAAGACTGGATCGTGGTCCCTGCGCATCCGCCGATCATCGACCGGTCGTTGTGGGATCTGGTGCAGCAGCTCCTGGACCGCGACGCGGCCAACACCCAGCCTGACCACCCGCGGGGGTCACCGCATAGCACGTACCTGTTCACCGGCTTGCTACGCTGCGGGCGGTGTGGGGCGTCGTTGCAGATCGAAACCGCCAAGGGCCGTGCCCGGCGCTACAGCTATTACAATTGCCGTGCGGCGCAACGTGGCGGCGACTGTGTGACCCGGCGATTGCCCGCGCGTGATCTGGATGCCTGGCTGTTCGACGTAATTTGCGCGGACGTGCTGACCCCTGGCAATTTGCGGGGCGTGGCGGCGGAACTGGGCACAGCGGCGGGGCGGTGGCATCAGGATCGCTCGGACCGGCGGCACGCGATGGAGGCGCAACGGCAAGTCATCGCCAAGCGCAACGGCAAGCTGTATGAGGTCCTGGAGGAGTTCGGGCGCGATGCGCCGAATCTGGGCGATCTGGCGCAGCGTCTGCGGGAGAACACCGCGCAACTCCATGCCATCGATGCCCAGCTTACGCGGATCGACGCGGAAGAACCGCCGCGCTTTGAGGTGATGGAACCTGATTTGTCGGCGCTGGCCGAGTGTTTGGTAGGCATCCTGCGGCAAGAGTACAATGCCGCCAAAACCAGGGCCTTGTTCGCGGGGTTTCTGGACCGGATCCTGATCGAGAACGCAACCGTGGCCATCGAATATCATCCCGACCGCATGATTACGTCGATCCAGACGGCATCCCGCCGTCCGGTTCCCAGCAAACGCGATTGGCTCCCCAACCCTGCCTTGTTGGGAATCAAAACCCTGGTGGTTGATCTTCCCCGTCGGATGGTAGCGGCATGAAAGAGCCGTATCAGCGTAGTCATGTCACGTTCCGTTGCGCGCCCTGTCGGCACTCCTGGAAATGCGAACCGGAGCGGGTGGAAGATGCGCCGGATGAACCGTATCACCCCTGGCGGTATTACGCGCGCTGTCCGCAATGCCATGAAGAGGTACCCCAGGCGGCATGGGAGCGCGCCTTGCTTCGGGGCTGGATGAAAGCCACCGGTCCGAAAACCGATGAGGGAAAGAAGAAGGCCTCCGCGAATCTGGCCGGTCATCCCAATGCTTCGGCGCGGTTGCGGACCCGCTTCAACGGCATGAAGCATGGGTTGAACGCCAAGGTCGCGACGTTTTATCCCGCCAAGCCAAACGGTTATCCCCATTGCCGTACCTGTCGCTGGCTCAACAACGGGTGTGGCGACTGGGAGCACGGCGCGTGCCTGACCCGGATGGAGTTGTTTTTGCAACATCGCATTGCATTTCAGACCCGCAACCCCGCCATGCTGAACGAGTTGCAGGCTGATTTACAGGCGAATACTCAGGCGCTGATCAATGACATGATCCTCGCCATCATCAACACTGGCGTCGAAATCAGCGCACCGCAGTGGTACACCGACAAAGAAGGCGTGTTGCACGTCGCTGAATACGTGGATAGTGATGGCAAGGTCAATACGATTAAGGATATCTCGGCAAATCCGTTGCTCAAGCCCCTCTATGAGTTGATCAGCCGAAATACCGCTGTGCTGTCGGCGTTGGGGATGACCGAGAAAGCCAGGGAGGAGGATGCCGTTCTACAGGGCTTCCTGGAGCAAAAAGAACAGAAGGCCGAGGATTTGAATGGGTTTGCTGAGCGGCAGGCCCAGGCCCTGGAGCAGTTGACGACCCTGATTGAGCGCGGGCGCAACCGGCAACAGCGCGACCCGATCTTGATCGAGCATCAGCAGGGGGATGGGGAATAGCCGACCATGCCTGACCGTGTTTCCGCCAGCCAGCGTATCAAGCTCCAGAACCTCGCCGAGGTGGAGGTGATGCGCTATGCCGGCCATCACGCGCTGTGGCACAAGCACGTTCACAACGTGGAACTCGATTCCATGCAGGTCTTGAAGTGCCTGGAAATGGACAAGCATCCCCGGACCATCGATTTCAGTTGTCGCCGTACCGGCAAGACGGCGGTCAAGGAACTCTACCTGCTCAAGCACAACGCCACCAACCCCGACCAGGAGGAAGGCATCGTCGCCCCGCGTGAGGCGCAATCGCTGGTGAATCTCGGCTATCACCTGGACGCGATTCGGCGCTCGGAAATCCTGATGGCCTGGCTGGCGTGCAAACAGGGTCGGGTGCAACTGGCGGATACCTACTACCAGTTCTCCAACCGTTCGGTTTGCCGCGCCTACGGCATCATGGCCCAGGTGGACGGCGGCGACCTGACCACCGCCAGCCTGGAAGAAGTCGACGACATGCCGCAGGACCGGTTGTATTCCCGGTTCCTTCTTATGTTGGGATCGACCCGCCGACTCGGCGCGAACCAGGACAGCCGCAATGATCCACAAATCCGCATCACTGGGGTATTCAAGGGCGCCGATACCCTGTCAGGGATGGTGGCCAGCGGCCAATACGCCACGCTGCCGACCGTTGATGCGTATCTGGGGATCGAACTGGGCATCATCAATCAGCAGTTCGTCAGCCTGATGCAAACCGAGTTGTCGGCGGATGAATATCTCCGTCAGTTGCTGTGCCGAAACGTCTCCAGCCGCAACCTGATCTGGGAAACCAAAATTCGGAAGGCCCTAACTGTCGGGTTGAAGGCAAGCATCGAACTGGCCGACCCCGTGCCTGGGATGCGCTACAAAAAGCGGGGACTGCTCGCGTTCGGCTACGATGCCAGCGGCCACGGCGAAGCGGTCCATGCGTCGAAACATGCCTTTGTCGTCGCCGAGCAAATCGGCAGCTTCACCGCGTTCGTGTTCGCCAAGACCTGGCCGGCCGGGACCGACGATCAAGTCGTGCGGAAAGACTTATACGGGTTCTGGGAGTATTTCCGCCCGGATTACGCGATTGGCGACGCCTTCGGGGTCGGAATGCTGGCCCCGCTCAACGATGACCTGTACGACAACGGCTTGGTGGGCATCGACCGGCGCGCGGTCGGCGATGGCCGCAGCACGGCCAGCACCTGGCACGAATGGCCGTTCGCGCCGTTGCGGTTCGAGGGGATGACCAAGCACAGCATGGCCATGTCGTTGCAGTCGATTTTTCACAACGACCAGGCCGCGATTCCATACCTGAGCGACTTCAATCTGGCTGACCAGGAAACGATGGACCTGCGCTTGCTGATTCGCCAACTCGGCAACATCAAGCCCGTGCCTACCAAGGCCAGTTATGCCAGCTACAAAATGGCCGACCCGAAAATAGGCGACGACCTGTTCGATGCGTCCATGGCGGCGGTTTGGGCGCTGGTGACGCGCGGTGCGGCGGAAGCGCCGGCCGCGATTCTGGGGATTACCAAGACGCGGGAACAGTTATTGGATGCACGCGCATGAGCAAAGAAGCCGATGACCGATAAATCTTGCTGTCACTGTAAGTATTATCAGCGTAAACAGTCAGGCCCGCATGAATGGATTGCGTGGTGCGCGCTCCAGCAAACTGATTTCCTGAACGCCGACCTTTGCGGGTTTTACTGGCCCGGTTCGATCATTCCCGATAATGAGGGCGAACGGTGGCCCTTTCGTGCGGAGTCCACGTCATGAGCATGCTATCTCGCTTGCGCGAATTGCTTCCAGCCCTGTCAGGCCCGAGGGGTCGTACAGAAATCGGCCGCCGGCCCACGGAAGAAAACCGCATCCGCTATCTCTATCAGCAGATGCAGCCCAACATTGCGCTGCGCGCGACCATCCTGGATATTCGGCGGATGGATCGATTGGACGCCCGAGTGAAGCGCGTCCATACCCGCATGGCCCGGACCGCCACCAAGGGCGGTCTACGGCTCGAATGGAACGCGGCGGAAAACGCCCGCGTGCGGCGGATGTGGGAGGCGTTCGAGCGGCGGCTGGGGTTGGACCGGCAAGCCAAGATCGAAAGCGACTGTAGATGCCTCGTGATGGAGGGGAATCTACCCATGCAGTGGGTCGTGTCCGATGCCGGGCAAGTGGTGGCCGGGGTGCGGATGCCGACGGAAACCTTGATGCCGCTGGTCGACGGGACCGGGCGATTCCGCGACCCGACCGCCGCCTATGCCCAGTACGATTTGACCGAGGGGCGGCAAATTGCCGTGTTCCCGCTCTGGCAGTTGACCTTGGAGCGCCTGGACCCGGATAGCATCGACGATTACGGCGCGCTCGGTCGGCCGTATCTGGACGCCAGCCGCACGGTCTGGCGGCAGTTGCGAATGACCGAGGAGGACCTGGTGATTCGCCGCCGGCAACGTGCCCCGCTGCGGTTTTCCCATATCCTGGAAGGGGCCAGCAAGCCGGAACTGGAAGCCTATAAATCCGAGGTCGAGTTCCGCCAGCGGCAAGATGCCATCTGCACGGACTTTTTCTCCAACAAAAAAGGCGGCGTTTCCGCCCTGCAAGGCGATGCCAATCTGGAACAAGTCGCTGACGTGGTCCATCTGCTCGATACTTTCTTCGCCGGCGCTCCCGCGCCCCGCGGGCTGTTTGGCTATGCCGATGGTCTCTCCCGCGACATCCTGGAGGACCTGAAGCGGGATTACTACGAGGAAATCGACGCCTTGCAAGACACGGTGTCGTGGGTGTATGAACAGGGCTTCCGGCTGGAGCTGCTGCTGGCAGGCATCAACCCGGACGCCTACTCGTTCTACATCGATTTCGTCGAGCGCAGAACTGAAACCCCAAACCAGGCCGCCGACCGGGCGCTAAAATACCAGGCGTTGGGCGTGCCCGCGCCGTTGTGTTGGGACACGGCGGGGCTGGACAAGACCGTGGTGCAAGCGGCGGTGGCCGCCCAGGCCGAGGAGATGGACCCGTATCCCGCCGCGCCCGACCGTCAATCCGGAGCGCCGACGGTCAAGATTACCCCTGGTAACGCGCCCAAGGGCGAGAGTGCCACCACGATAAATAATCGGAGATCGATATGAATCAAGCAGAACTAAATGAGAAAAAAGAACAATTCAAAGCATTGGTTAATGCTTTGCAAGATTTGTCAGCCGCTATGCACAATGTGCATTTAGAATCGGCGCGTGCAGGCGCACGAATCGAAGATTTTATTTCAGCGCTAAACGCTCTTCCAAATGAAGATAAAGAGGATGGATAACGCAAAAGTCAGCGGCGCCGGCACGGCGTCCGCTGGACTGCCGGGTTAGAGCGCAAGAGGACTATGCGATGAGGGTTGAGCAGATAGGAAACGCCACGCTGTACCACGGCGACTGCATGGATGTGCTGCAACATCTGGACGTGACGGTGGACGCGCTGATAACCGACCCGCCCTACAGCAGCGGAGGAATGGTGCGCGGCGACCGCACAAACCAGACAACGGCTGAAAAGTACGTGCAGAGCGGAAGCGCGCAGGATGCAGAGCAAAACGTTGAATTCAGCGGCGACAACCGCGACGCGCGAAGCTGGGGTTTTTGGGTTTCGTGCTGGCTCACGCTGGTGCACGAACGGATGAAGCCAGGCGGATACGCGCTTTGCTTCACAGACTGGCGACAACTGCCGATGCTGACCGATGCCTTCCAAGCGGGCGGGTTTGTGTGGCGCGGGTTGGTGCCGTGGGACAAGACCGAGAGCAGCCGCGCGCCACACACGGGCTACTTTCGGCACCAGTGCGAATACCTCGTGTGGGGCAGCAACGGCCCACTGGCGGCCAGCAAGCACGGCGGCCCGTGGCCTGGCCTTGTGCGCGAGCGGGTAGATCACCGGGCGAAGCTGCACATGACCGGGAAGCCCGTGCAGTTGATGGGTGAGCTGGTGAAGTGCGTAACGCCTGGCGGGTTGATTCTCGATCCGTTCATGGGCTCGGCAAGCACCGGGGTGGCAGCTTTGCAACTCGGGTACAGGTTCATCGGGATCGAGAAGACCGAGCACTATTTTGACGTAGCTTGTCGGCGGCTGGAGCGCGAGACAAGCGGCGGATTGTTTCATCAAGCGGCGGAGGCTCAGCATGGCATTGCGCTCTAACAAATAAAGATTGATTTAGAAAAACGCTATGACAAAAGAGGAACGCGCCAAGGCCGCCGCCCTGTTCATGCACGTCCGCGTGCCGGACCATGCGTGGGGCGCGAACCTGATCAAGAACCTGAACTGGCGGTTGCGGAATAACCCCCATGCGCCGTTGACGCCCAAAGAGAAATACCTGTTGGACCTGGCGATCTGGCACTACCGCAACAAGTTGGGCGGAATCGTGACGTTCGAGTTGCCGACCCGCGAACCGGTCGCCGCTGACTATTACCCCAGCCAGGAATCGCGACCGCAGGTGGCATTGCTATGAGCGCGGTTCGTGAGGCCATCGCCAAGGCCGGCGCCGAAGCGCGGGAGAAAATGGCCCTGCTCGACCAGGAAACGGTTGACCGGTTGCTGGCGCTGTACAGCGACGCCGCGCGCGAACTCGAAACGGCGCTGGCGCCGTATCTGGACGCGACGGGAACCCTACGGCTGGAAGTGATTCGGGAATACCTGGCGCAAACGCGGGGCATTCTGGCGGCGCTGATCGACCGGCAACGGGAGCTGCTGGCGGAAGCCTTGGTATCCGCCGCGTATCTGTCCGCCGGCGTCTTCGCCCAGACGCCCGCCATTCGCAGTCTGCTGGCCGAGGCCGCCGTCCGCTTCGTCGAGCGATTCATCGCCGCCGATGGCTTGAAGCTCTCCGACCGGCTCTGGCGCAGCGACCGGGGCGCGGCGCAGGCGGTT